GTCCTGGCCCAGTTCCTGGATCACCAGGTCCGAACCGTCGCCACTGCGCGCGAAGTCCAGGCCGAAGTCATGTCGGCGCCGCTTGTCGAGCGCAGCCAGGCGCGGCGCGATCACCGACCTGAGCCACTCGTCCACCAGGTTGCGGCGCAGCCTCTTTTCCGCCGTCTTGAACGTGTCGGGCAGGAAATAGCGCACGACGATGTCGCGCTCCTGGGCCGCGCGCTCGATGACGACGCGCGGCATGGCCGAGCCCACGGCGTCGGCCGCGATTGCGTCCAGCTCCTGGCGCATTTGCGCGGTGCGCGTGCCATAGGCGCCCCGGATTTTGGCTTCCCAGGCATCTTGCGCCTCTTGCGTCCAGGTCCAGCCCTTCATCAGGCAGACGCGGCGATAGAGGCCGTTCTCTACTGCTTCTGAGAAGGGGATGAAGTGGGGCTTGAAGCCGTTCTTGCCAGACTCTGCCTCGGCATACAGCTCTTCGAACGGATTGAGCTGGCCATTGGGCGAGCTAATCACGCGGATCTTGCCGCCCCAGATCAGCAGGGCGTTCACCGCGTCGATTACCTGGCGAACGTCTGCGTGGAATGCGGCTTCATCGATCACGACGACGCCCTGCAGGCCGCGAATATTCTCTGGCCGCGATGACAGCGCCTCCACACGGAAGCCGCTGGCAAAGCGCACGCGGAACGCCGAAATGTCCTTCGTGGTGCCGTCTTCGCGCTCGTCTGCGAAAACGAACTCTTCAACCTCGGCCAGCTCCTTCGCCACCGTCTTGGCGAAGTGCGCGACATAGCCGATGAATTCGCGGCCCTTGTCCTTCGTGTCCCCGATATAGAACACGTTGTCGCCGCCGGCCGAGCGCGCGGCGGCAGCGATCAGGGTATCGTCGAGCGCCTCGGCAAAGGTGATGCCGGTGCGGCGACCCTTCTTGGCGATCTTCAGATCGCTCTTGTCTTCCAGCCACGTCCGCTGGTGCTTCATCAGCACGCCATCGGCCAGCGGGTCCAGGTCCTGCGGGATTTCCGCGCCGCGCGGCAGCTCCTGCGGCAGATGCGCGGGATCGCGCGCCATAACGGGCTGGGCGCCGGCTGTAGAAGCCAGCGCCGTCGCCATGGCCGCACCTGCCAGGGCCGCCTTCTTAATCGGGTTGACCATCAGGTGAGCGCCAGCGGCGCTGCGGCGCCGCCTCCTACAGCCTGGTGAAGACTGGCGTTGCGCCCGCCGTCATAGCCGTTGTGGAAATCGTCGTCTGCGCGTTTCGCTTTGGCCGCCCGGCTATCGACCGGCCTGGCATGGGGGTATTGTTTCTCCAGATAGCGCTCCACGATAGCGCCAGGCTCGGCCTTGGACACCAATTGGACAATCGCCTGATAGGCCCCGGAGGCCCAACCTTCGCAGAACACGTCGGCGCGCCCGCGCTTCCGGCTGGGGCCGCAACGCTTGAGCCGCGCCTTGATGTAATCGGCCCGCGCGCGCTTGAGCTGGCGGAACAGCACCGAAAAGGCATAGCCCGCAATCTCGGCCCGCGACTGCACGCCCACGAACACGCGGTCACCATCGCGGTTGATCAGGCAGCGCACGCCCACCGCATGGCAAACGGTGGCTGATAGCATGCCTTCCCACAGTGGCGGCTTGATCGTCCGCGATGCACGGGCAATTGCCTCGGCCACGTCGCCCAGGCCGATGTCTTCCTCATCGATCCCGTGCTGGTCCATCAACTCGCACGCCTTGGCCAGCGCGGTAGCAGCCTCGTGCTCGTTGGCGCTGCGGGCCAGAGCCAGGCACTTCTTGATCTTCGCCAGGACAGTCTTGTTCATGTCACGCCTTCGCTTCGAAAAAGAACCCCTCGGGGCCGCAGCGTCGCTTGCGCAGCAGCGAGCGCTGGCTGGATCGCTCGATGCCAGTATCGACATTGAGCCGTGACCGGCGTTGCTTTGTCGCCGCGTTCCAATGGCTCTCCACCGGCCGCGCGCAGGTCAGCCGGCCTGCCAGGTGGATGCACTGCCGGCAGTCCGGTCTCTCGCTCATCCTGCCAGCCCCAACACACCCTTACGGATTTTCGCCAGATGCTCGGCTGAAAGGCCAGCTTCCTTGCCGATTTTATCGACCTTCTCGGCCGCCTCGGCATCCGCCTGCTCTCGCTTGGCCTGCTCGGCCGCACGGGCCGCTTCCTCCTGCTGGTCAAGCTTGTCGCGGCGCTGCACGGCCGCTTCGCGCGCGTTCGTTGCCGACAGGCGCTGCAGTGCGAGCGTGGCGTTGAGCAGCAGCTTGGGATCGGGCTCGTCCTCGGCCATGACCTGTTCCATGATCCGGTACTTGAGCAGCTCGGTGGCCGCGATCGTGCTGTCACTCGCTTCGCCCGGCTCCATCCGGCTCAGCACCAGGTCCATCAACTGCCGGCTCGCCTCCATCTTGCGCAGCTCGATCGCCAGGCGCACCGAATGCCGGCTGAAGGCGCTGCGCGTGATCGGAGCAGCGCCCAGATCGGCCAGCCTAGCGTTGAACTGCCGGAGGATTTCCTGCTGCGGCATCGACCGCTCGCGCAATTGCGTGTTCGCCCAGGCAATGGCCTCGTCGGCCTCCTCAGGCAGCAGGTCGATCGACGACAACTGCCCCCTTCCGTTGGGCCGGCTGCTCTTCCGTGTGCTGTAGCGCTCGGCCATCGCGCTTTACTCCTCATCGGCCGGCAGCGTGATGCCAGGGATGAACTGGCGCCGCTCGATGTGATCGCGGCCCAGCCTGGTCAGCGTGGCCAAGTGCACCGGCCCCAAGCCCGGCAGATTGCTTTCGACCAGGTTGATCGCGCCCATGCTGTCGAGCCAGCGCAGTTGCGCCTCCACCCACTCGCGCGGGCGGTTGCGCACGATCTGGTCGACCACGGTTTGCAGGTTGCGACTGTTCAGCCGCGCATCGCGCTGCTGCGCCAGCTCGGCAATGATCGCCAGGCGTGCGTCTTCCTGGCACTTCTGGTCATAGTTCACGGGCGGCTCCTCAGGAATTCATCGATCCGCGTCACCGTGCGGGCGATAATGTCGAGTTCGGTTTTCACGCCCGTCACCTTCGTGCTGAGGGCGTGCAGGTCTTCCTTGGTCGGCAGGTGGCGCATGTCGTCTTCCACCCGCTGGATGCGGCGATCGTGGCCCTTCAAGCCATCGAATACTTCCTCGATTCGTTCGTTGGCCTCATCCACCCGCTTTCCGACATCGCGCGCCGGCCGGCTCACCCAGGCCCACAGCAGGTTGCCGATGCTCAGGGCCAGCGCCAACAGCGCGCCCCACTGACTAATCGTGTTGAGCACGCTGGCTCCTTTCGTAGGCCTGTTGGCAATGAATACAGCGCTCGGCTGACGGCATGGCTGCCTTGCGCCGGGGGTCGATCGCGTCGTCGCAATCGATGCAGAAATCTTCGCCTTCCTCGGCCAGCTCGGCCCGGATGCGCGCTATCCCTTCATCGGTTTCGCGCTGGACGGTGGCCTCTGCGGCCTCGATCATCCGATCGGTGACCTTCATTTGCGCGGCGCGATCAGGGTGGCCAGCATTTCGGCCTGGGCGACTGAAATGGGAATGGCCTGGTCGTTGCGGGTTTGTGCCAGGCGCAGCGTCCAGGCGCTATCCTCGCGCACCACGAACAGCACGCCGCCGCCCTGGGCATTGCCCAGGTTCCAGGTCTGACGCGCGCCACTCATTGGCTGGCCTCGGCCGGGCAGGTCAGCCCTGGCATGCGGCGACGCTGGAAAAAGCGGCACAGCCGCCCACCGGCCGAGCGCAGTCGATCGCCCCAGGCTTCGACATCGGCGTTGTAGTGCGCCTCGGCCACCGGATCGGTTGCGATCTCGTCACCGGGCACCGGCTTTGCCTCCGTCGCCGCTGCCAAGTCCGCACGAGGGGGGAAACCGCCCGAGCTTGCGCAGGCGCTCGCAAGCAAGGCCATGGGCAGCAGGGCTGAGCGAACCGCCAGTCGGCGCGCCGTCAATCGCATGATGCAAATCCTGTTCGTTGCGGGTGTTGGTGACGGCGTCTTGCGTCCGCTCGTCGGCGGCCTGGTCGCGCGCGGCGCTGGCCGCCGCCTCGATCGCCGCGTCGTGCTTGGCGATCACGCGGCGATCGTGCAGCACCAGCCAGCCGATCAGCAGCAGCACCGCCGCGCCGATCGCGGCGATGCGCCAGGCCAGCGCGCTCATGGCGCTGGCTCGCTGGCGGGCGACACAGGAAGCGCAGCGGAGGTGGCTTGCTGGCGAAGATGCGCCACCAGCTCTTGCGCCAAGGCCTGCGCCTGGCCGACCTGCTCGCGGTCAAGACGGTTGTCGCGGCCGGCAACGGCAAAGCCCACCCAGCCGGTGACGACGATGGCCGTGGCCAGCGTCTGAAAGAAGTCGTTCTCGCCCAGTTGCGGCACCACGGCCAGCAGCGCCAGGATCGCGCAGGTTTGCAGGAACAGCGCAGCGGCATACCAACCTCGCTGATTGGGCCAGCCCGGCCCCAGGCAGCTCAGCCAGTCCCAGAAGGTCACTGCGCTTCACCCACCCGGTTGGCGATCCAGCCCAGGACGAATGCCTCCTGGCTGGCGTCGCTTTCGGCAATGCCGATGTAGCGTGCGCCTTGGAGCGCATCGCAGGCCTTGATCAGCACCTGCTCACCGGGCGCGCCTCGTACCTTCAGGAACGCGGACAGCGAGGCGATCGACATCGTGCCGATACGGCCATCGACTGGAATGTCGGGATAGTCGGACGCCTGCCGGTTCATCACGTTCAGCACGCGCTGCAGGAAAGTGCCGGGCACGCTCGTGCCCATGTTCACGCCGGTGTCGAACAGCTCGGCCGCCAGATTGGGCGCCAGATCAGCCACGCGAGCAAGGCCCGGTTCTTCCCAATAGCGCTTGCGGTAGATTTCCACCGCGATCGGGCGCGGCATCGTGCGCATGTCGCCCGTGTAGCCATAGGCCCGCGCCACGGCCTGGCTGATGCCCCAGCATGTGGGGCCGCCACGGTCATCGGGGTGGAAAGCATAGCGCCCCTCCACCCCGATCGTGCGATCGATGATCTTCTGAACATTCGCGCTCATGGCGGCCCCCGATCCAAAACCGGGCTGGCAGGCATAGATGCCGCCGGCCCTTCGATGGGGGGACATTGGCCTTCTGAGGTGGACAAAAGAATGCCCGCCGAAGCGGGCATGAAATCAAAACAGGTTTAGTTGCCGGTCGTGTTTGGCTGAACCTGGCCGTTCTGGCAAGTCCTGCTCTCGGCCAAACAGCTTCTCGACGCCATTCTCGGTAATGCCCAGCTTGCGCGCGATAGCCGCGTTGCTCATCCCTACCGCACGGTAGCTCAGCGCGCGTTCCCGGCGGGCAAGCGGAACCCGGATTGTTGCAGGCGCCATCGCGCGGCTGAGCTTGTCGGCCATGATCCGCCCAACCGCTTGGACCACTTCGCTATCATCGCGAAACGAGTAGCTAACATAGACGCGCGTTCCACCCAGTGCCTCGCAAAAGCGCACATATCCTTCCATGCCCAGGATACCCTGCAGCTGGATCGTGAGGCGGAACTCGCCCATCAGCCTTGGCCTTGTGTCTTGCGGGCGAGCAGGCGCGCGTGGCCGTGGCGGCTGTCCTCTTCATGAACAGTCACGACCACAGCGTCGCGGATGAGGAACACCATGCCGCCCGAAAGCACGATGAAATCTTCCACTTCCATCGCTGCACCCACCTGAAACGCCCGATCAAGCGCATTCGCCAGCATCGCACGCACCTGCTCGACATCGACGGCACCCGATCGCTGCAACCAACGGAACACGGCGTGATCCGAAACGTGCAGCGCGGCGGCTTTGCGGTTCTCGGCCATCAGTGAAACCACCCGGCAGCAAACGCTACCCCTACTGCAAAGCTGCACAGGATCAGCCCGCACTGGCGAAGCGCACGGATGCGACGAACATGCTCGCGGCGATCGGCACCGCCCAGCGCTGGCCGCCGCAGCCAGTCGAGCGAAGGCCCGAAAGAGCTTTTCTGGTCGAACGGCCCGATCATACCGCCATACCCGCGCCGGGGCCTCCCATCTTGCGCAGCTTGCCGCCCAGGGCAGATGCGAGCGCCTGATAGTCTTCGGCTGTCCAGGGCCGCTCCCGACCGTTCTCGATCCGGCACAGCTTTTTCGCGGCATCGTGCAGCGCCCAGTCAGCGGGCACGACACCACGGTCTTTCAGCTTGATCAGGATCGCGCTGCACAGCGACGCCTGCAACGTGATTGGTTCGAGCCGCTTGCTGGTGCAGCGGTCATGCTGCAGCCAGCCATGCCGCTCGCCCATGCTCTTGAGCGCCTCGATCAGCCGGAATGCATCGGACTGGCGCGCCCACACCAGGCGTTCGCATTTGAGCTGCCGCTTGGCGAACGCTTCCAGGGCTGACTCGGCTGCGTTGTGAACGGCGCCCAGATGATAGAGCGAAACCCACAACGCACGGGCCTTCTGCGCCATGGGATGCGCTGCGGCACGGGCGCTCGGCAAGGGCTTGAAGCCCTTGCCCTTGAGCCATTCCAGGATGCGATGCAGTTGGTTGTCGGTGCACTCGGTCAGGCTGAGCCTGCCCGATGCATCGAACACGCCTTGGCGGTAATCATCCTCGTTCATCCCCAGTTGCTTCCGCGCGATCTGGATTTTCGCGATCATCGAGCGGCGGCCCTGTGTAGTGCGGTCGAACTGAGCTTTCGGCACCCGTTTAGTTGCGGACATTGATGTCCTCCTCGGTCAGATAGAAGCGGGCCAGAAGCCACCGGCAAGCCGTGCCGAACTCCCGATCACGCAGCCGCAGGTAGATGGCCTTGCGATGCAGGTTGATCACTGTGCTGTGATCCAGGCCCCCAAGTACCCGGCCGATCGCCGGATACGACATCGGTCGGGAGGGCAACGCGCGCAGAAGCCACACGACCAGGGCGCGGGCACGCACCAGCGGTTGATGTCGATCGGGCACGAGCAGCGCGGCCGGCTCCACGCCCAGCACTCGTGCAGCCTCGTTGATGACTGGGGCACAAAGCTTCGGCATCATCCGAACCTCCATCCCAGCAGGGTCAGCGTGATCGCCAGTACCGATGCGGCTAACACGGCGCCACGCAATACAAGGTCCATACGCGATGCTGGGGCTTCATGCTCCACCAGGATGGGGACTACGGATGCGGCCTCGCGCATGACACGTGCAGTCATCATCTCGACAGCCGTCACGATAGAGTCAGGGTGGTTCTGGGCCATTTCCCAATCGATCATCAGTGATGAGCGTGTCCCAGACAGCGGCGTGGTTACACGGCCCACGATCTCAACCCCTGCACTGTTGATCTGCAACGATACCTGCCGTTGCGGCATGGTCGCATCATCGGCCATGCTGGCCGCGCGGATCAGTTGCGTGATCATGCTGCCACCATGCGAACGTCGAGTTCGCCCCAGGCTCCGCGCACGTGATCGATGCCGAGTTCCTTGCCTTGCGAGGCCGCGATCATCCGCGCCAGTTTCAGCGTCTTGGTGCCGTTGCGCAGCCCGCCGAGCTTGCCGCAGATTTCCTGTAGCTCGGCCCGGATTTCCGCGTTCGTGATCAGCCAGGCATCAGCCATGGCATCCACGTCGGCCGGGAAAGGCAGGCGCAGTTGCAGCTTCATCGACAGGCGGCTGTAGAGCTGGGCATACTTCGAGAGCTGCTGCAAAATTCCGACGTTGCCGAAAAAGGCGATGCCCACGACACCCTTGTCGAACCAACTGCGGACTTCCTCGATCGATGCTTTGCTCAGATGCTGCGCCTCGTCGATGATCAGCAGGGGCTGGGTCAGCTTCTTGAACTGCTCGCGGATCTGGCGCGACATGTCATAGGTGCCGCCGGAAGGAACCTCGCCCAGCGCTGCGAGGATCATCTTCAACAGATTGTTGGGGCCGCCGGCCGACTCGGGCACTTCGACGTGGAAGACGTTGGAATACGTCCCCGTGTAGTGTTCGGCCGTCGAGGTCTTGCTGCAACCAGCTTCGAGCGCGGCAGCCACCATTTCCCCGCTCTGCGCAAAGGCCAGCATGCGTTCGAGGCGCCCGGTCGTTTCGGTTTCATAGAAGCCCGGCACTTCCGGCAGTTCCGTGGCCAGTTCGGCCTGCTGGGCCAGAGATTGGCGGAAACGCTCGACCTTCTCCGCGATCGGCAGCTCGCGACCGGTGTAGCGATTGGCGCCGAACAGGCTGATCGTGCCCTGCGCCACGCCCGTGCGCTTCGCCAGCATCGCCCAGCTCATCTCGGTCTGTGCGCGATACCCGGCCAGCCACTGGCGCTGCTCCTCGATAAACTGGGTCTGTTCTGCGGTAACTTCCATGGTAGGCAAATCCTGTCTCTGTTGTGGGGACAGGTGCGCGGGCGCAGTTTCCTAGGCCGGCCCGCGCACCTTCTTCATTTCACCAGCCTGGGTTTGGGCAGGGCGGCGAAAACTTGGGCAGTCGCAGGGCTCACGGTCTGGGCAGGCTTGGGCGCAGCGACTGATTTGCGAGGGATGTGAGCGCGCACGGCGGCCGGCTCACCGACTTGCGGCGCCGGGCTCACCGGAAGGCCCGCCTTGATCCGGGCCACTTCGGCCGGCTCGATCAGATCGAGCGCCTCGGCATGCAGCTTGGCCATCTTGGCCACATGCGCGCGCCGGTTCGAGACGATCCTGGAGCCGCCGGTATCCTTGAAACCGTTGTCATAGAGGATCGGCGCGGTGAACAGGAATGCACCGTCCTCGCCATAGATATGAACTTCCGTGTGCAGATCGTCAGGATCGAACCGCACGGTCACATACTTGCCCGCGATCTCGCGGCATTCCAGCGACCAGTAACGGTTTCCGAGCAGGCTGATTTCGCCGTTCTTGCTGTCGCCGCGCTTGCGCTCCACTGCCAACAGGCTGTCGCGCAGTTGCTGCCGCGTCGGCTTCTTGATCGTCGCCTGTGCCCAGCCTTCGGCAAAGACCTGGTCAAAGCTGCGCCCGTGATAATCGCGGCCCGTGCGGCCTTCACGCGCGTTGTGCTCAGCAATCTCACGATCGACGAAGGCGCAGAATTCATCCCAGGGAATGGCCCGGCTGCCCCGGTTGGCCGGCTTGTTGACGGGCGAATTGCCGGTATAGGCGCCATCCATTTCGGCGGCCTTGGCAATGTAGTTGCACAGGTCGCCCCAGGCGCGCTCGATCGGCTTGGCCTGGCCATGGAAGGGCGTTGCCCAGTGGATGTTTACGCCCAGGTCCACCAGCAGCCCTTTCGGGTCTTCCGGCAGGATTTTGAAGCGGTAGCGAGTCAGCGCGCCACCCGTCAGCCACTTGGCGGCAAAGCCCCGGCCATTGTCCAGGATGATGTCCGACGGGATGCCCCAGTTGCGGATAAGGTCGGCAAAAACCAGGCGCACCGTGCCCGCACTTTCGCTCACTCCCACGCGCCAGGAGAGGATTTTGGAGCTGCGAATATCCTGCAACGCCACCAGCGTCGGCCGCATCGGCTTCTTCGTGTCCGGGTGCTGCACTTGCACGTCGAACACGTGGCCGTCGATGTTGAGCCACTCCATCACCTGAATATCGTCCACCGTGCGGCGGATCGACGGCACGTGGCGTTCCAGCGCATCGGCGCCTTCGCGCATCAGGATCACGACATAGGGGTCGATCTCGCGCGCGATGCGGCGCTGGAACGCTTTCACGCTCGGCAGCTCCACACCCATCTTCTTGGCCTGGCGCTTCACCACGTTGTAGCTGGCTGCAACCGGCGGTTGGCTCAGTCGCAGCCAGTCTGACTTGAACAATTGCCACAACTCGTCGGGGATTTCGGCTGTCTTGCCGCCACCCTTCCGGCGCGGGGCCAGCACCGGAAGCCAGTCTTTGCGCTCGACGCCAACAATGGCCTTGCACCAATTCCAGACGGTGGCTTGGGTCACATTGTGCTTGTCTGCAATGGCGCGCACGGCAGCGCTCTTGGCCATCTTCATCGTGCCTTGCAGCAAGGTCAGCTCGGTCATGGCGTCGAGCCGCTGCCGCGCCTGTGCCTTCACATGGTCAGGCTGGGCGCCAAACCAGTTCCACAGCGCTTCCGATGGCGATTGCTCTGCAATGTCATCCTCGCTCGCCGCGACGATGCCGCGCCGCGCCAGTTCGGCCTGGGCGACAGCGGGCAGCACCCAGAAATGGAATTCCAGGCCGGCGCCGCGCCCCTTACGCGGGCGGGACAGCAGCTCACCATCCAGAGACCGGCGCTCCGCCCACTGCTCTTCCACCGCGCGGCGCTGCACTGATCGGATTTCAGCAGGCAGGCCCGGCAGGTGCAAGTCGGCCAGTTCTGCCGCCGAAAACCATGCCTTCGGCCCGTTCTGCGGTTGTGCGAATTGCGCCGGATAAATGACTTCCGCTGCGCTCACCTGGCATTCCCCCCACGGATTAGCGGTGCGCTCTGTTCAAGCGCCTTGATTTCGTTCTGGATCGCGCGTGCTTGCTGGCGCAGGTGGCCAAGCCGCGCGGTATTCACTTCCTGGCCGATCAGCACCGACCCGCCGATTTCGCGGATCAGCGGATCCATCAGGTCGAGGCGCGAGGTTACCGCCACCAGGCCAAGGAACCGGCTCATCGGCACCTTGTGATCGGTGCGCGCCCGGCTTGAATAGGCATCGAGCATGGCGCGGCTCACGTCGTCGCACAGCAGAACCGACATTTCGGCGGCGATCACTTCGCGTGGGCGCCCATCGCTGGCGATGATCTGGCCAACCGTCGCACAGATGCGCTCTTCCAAGCCCGCCAGTGCGGCCGGGCCGGTGGCCAGGCTGGGCGTGTCCAGGCTGAACGCCAACTGGTCGGGATGCGAGCGCGCCTTAACCACGGGCCACCGCGCCAGCACTGCGCCAGCTAGGATCGTAATAGACCTCTGGCTCGAAATCGATCGGGCAGTTTCTGGTGACCGGATAGACCCACGCGCTACCGTTCCAGCGTACCAGCGCCATAGTCTGGCTGCGCTTCACCAGCATCGAGCCATTGTTTTTGGCTGCGGCATCAATGGGCCACCATTCGAGGCTGGCGGTGCGGCTCATCGGGCGCATCCATGCCATTGGATCAGTTGCACTGCGTCGGTTGGCACATGACACCGGTCGAGCGAAGACACGCGATCAATGCGCTGATCATCAACCAGCATGACAACCGTCAACAGCAGCGTGATCAGCGCGCAACCGATCAGGTTCAGGATCAGGCCGGCCCAGCGCATCATGCCACCGGCTCCTGATCGTCGAGCACTGCGTCGACCATGCCATCGCGCACCACGATATCGATCAGCATCTGCACCAGTTTGGTAGGCATGATGCCGCGCGCATCGGCATGAGGCTTCAGCGCGGCGATCGTCTGGATGCCCAAATAGACCTGCTGTGGCTTGTCATAGGAGAACGATTTCGTCCTATGCTTCGTGGCGATGATCGCCGCTGAGGTCACGTCCTTCGGCT